GCGGCTTGCTTTAGCCGCTTGCTCTAGTACAATGCGCGGCTCTTCCGGTGCGGGGTGGAGCAGTCTGGCAGCTCGTCGGGCTCATAACCCGAAGGTCGCAGGTTCAAATCCTGCCCCCGCTACCAACGCTTACCTGCAGGCCGATCCGGGCAACCGGACGCCCGGTCGGGTCCGATCCCACCGGTATCGTCCCGATCAGCTCCCGCAGCGCGTCGCGAACCTCGCCCAGGCGCGAGGACGCCATGCCCCTCAGGTTGGTCATCATCCGCCCGTAGCGTGACATGCTGTCCTGGAAGAGCCTGACCGGTGACTGCGTGGGCGCACCTGTGACGCCCGTGATCGTGGCAAGCTCGTCCTCGGCTGTCCTCAGGCGAGACCCGATGGCCCCTGTTGCCGGCAGTGCACCAGACGCGATGCCGTCCACCAGCCTGCTGACCTCGGCCTGAAGTTCGTGCCGACGCTTCTCACGGGTCTGCCTACCCTGATCGAGGTGCTTCTGTCGCTCCCTCATCGCCGCCTTCAGCTCGACTTCGTAGGCAGCGATGGCTTCATCGCCGAAGAAGTCCTGACCGACGCGATCGTAGACGATGTTCTCGATCTCGATGCGAGAGACGCGCACGCGGTTGCTGCACACGCTCTCGCCACCGTTGAGCCAACTGGCGCACGCGTAGCTCGCACCCTTCGCGCCCGCGATGACCAACCGTGACCCGCACTTGTCACACACCAATATAGTGGATAGCAGGTACTTGGGCGCACGGCCTTTGCCGACCGCCATGGCCTGGTGTTGGGACAGCCCGCGCTTCACTGCCTCGCCCATCTCGCGGGTCCTGCGAGCGATGCGCTCATGGACTTCTCCCCACAGCACATCGCTGACGATGCGCAGCGACTCGTCTTTCGTGACGATCCAGTCCTCTCGCGGTCTGGCCACGAATCCGCGCGCACCGCTGCGGACCTTCTTGCGGCTCTTCCTGCGGTTCCACACGTGCTCGCCGACGTACAGGCGGTTGCGCAGGATGTTGTACACGGCCGACTGCATCCAGCGGCCGTCGCTGCGTCGGACGGTGCGATGCCAAGTCGATCCGGGCGAAGGCACGCCACCCGAGTTGAGCTCGTTGGCGATGGCTCGGGTCGATGCGCCTTCGCGAAAACGCTCGAAGATCCTTGCGACCACGGTAGCCTGCTCCGGCACTACGGAGCGGACGCCTTCGAGCGACGTGTAGCCGTAGCATTTCCCACCGCCGCTGCGACCCGCGAGCACCCGGCCTTTCAATCCCCGGTGCGTGCGGTCGGCCGCCTGTTTGAGTTCGGCCTTCGCCATAGCGCTCTTCACAGACAGCAGTATCCCCATCGACGCCTGGCGCGTGTCGATTCCGTCCGTGGCCGTGACGATGTGGACGCCGAGCCATTCCAACTCTTCGCGTAGCGCGTGCGTCTCGGCCTCGTTGCGGGATATGCGCGAGAGTTCGTGGGCCACGACCACGTCGAACTTCTTGTCGCGAGCGGCCGCGAGCATCCGCTGGTAGCCGGGACGGTTGCTCTCGTTGCCCGACATCGCTGCGTCGTGAAACTCGGCGACGACCGGGAAGCCTTGCTTCTGCGCGAATTCGCGGCTCTCGCGCAACTGGTCCTCGATGGACGCCTCGCGCTGTCCGATGGTGGAGTAGCGGGCGTAGAGTGCGGCTCTCATGATTGCTTCCTCCGATCATCGTCCAAACATTTGCGACATCGACTCAGCAGACCACCGCGCATCACCACTCGCCCGTCGCGGTACGACTCGCCACATACAGGGCACGTACGCAATAGGAACGTTCGCCATCGAGCGACTGGGAATTCGTTAGCCACCTTCCAGAACGCGTAATTGATCAGAAAATGACCACTAGGATCTTTTGGTCCGACGATTTTGAACTTGCCGTGTCCGGACGCATCGATGAAAGGCATCAGAGCAAATGGGAATCGCGCAGGCAAGTCTGGTTCTTCGTTGATGACTGCACGCTCTAACAGCTTGCGGCGGGCACGCCTCTCGCTTCGTCTTCCCAAGTCTTCGCCGATCTCTGCGGAGAAGTCTAGGAGTAACGCGGCCTCTTCATGATCGCGAATGAGCTGGCGATCCGAAGGGCGATAGTGGCTCGTCAGAAAGGCTAACGAGTTTCGTAACCTGCGTATCCCAGACGCCCAGTCATCGCGTGAGGGCGCGTAAGCCACATCCGCAAGAGCCTCAATCAGTCTATCTATTTGTGTCATGACGTAGATAGTAAGCCAAGTCCCTGATCCAGGTACACAACTAACCCCTGCACCGGAACCTATACTTAGTAGTGCATCACTGGCCTTAAAGTGATTGCCGCACATCACACGAGGCAATCGACACATGCAGCTCAAAAAGTTCGACTTCTGGTCTGTGGGCCATGCGGCTCGCGAGGTAAACGTCTCGCAGAGCAGCCTGTACCAGTGGTGCAGGGCAGGCAGGGTGAAGGTGCTGCGCGCCAGCGACGGCACACGATTATTGGATGGGACCGCGATTAAGCAGGCGCGGGCGATCGCGAAGAAGTCCGGTCGTAATTCAGTGGCCTGACAGTGCACCCGGCTCTGCTTCGCATCGTCCGCATCCTCGCGGAGATCGAGGCCGAGCGGCTGTGCTCGACGAGTGACGAACCAAAAACTGACGATGAGCTGGTTGATGAGACGGTAAGCGAGCCCGTAACGGAGTCTCGCACCACCGCCTAACACATCGCACTTTTTTCCGGGGCTCAGTCCGCATGCGCCTCGGACTGGACCCCCGATTTAAAACAGGGCGCGCGGAGAAACGACGATGAAGAAGAAAACAGTTAAGCGAAAGAAGATGGCGAGTAGGAGCGATTTCAAGAATGAGGTTTACGGCAGACTGGTGGAGCTCATCAAGGGTTGTGACGGTGAGCGGTTCGCCCGTGAAATGTGCAACAGGTTGCTGGACCCCCACGACGGCATCATGGATCTGTACTTGATTCGATGCGGCGACCACTGGCACCACGAAAAAACTGAGGCCGCTACTGTTCAGGCGATGGATCGCATTCGCGAGCGCATGAGTAACGGTGCGTACAACGCTTTCGACGAACTGGTCACAGAGATGAGCTACTTCCTGCCGTCGCCAGAAAAAAAGCCCTCGAAGACGGCGAAGTCCGCGAGGGCAAATTGAAGAGATTGAATTGAAAGGCTGCTGAGCCCGGCCCCTAACCAGAACCGGGCTCAGCGTATCGACCACCAACCACCTCAAAGGGAGAAGTCTCGAAATGGCTGACGTTAAGAAGGTACCGAACCCTGATGAAGAAAGACACGTCAAAGCAGCCGAGCTGGCGAGGCGGAAGTTCAAGAAGAAACACGGATGGGCAGAAGTGCGGGACGGGTACAGCGACTCGCTATGGGTATATCCATTCTGTCCTCTGTGCGGGTGTCATCTAAGGACCCGGCACGTAGAAAGCTTCTGGGATCAGAGCAACCGGACCGCATTGCCGCCAACCCCGTTTGTCCATCACAACTACAACGCCGATCCGATTCTACAGGTGATCTTCCACTGCGTCAGACGCTCCTGCGGTGGCAGCATTTCGATCATAGTCTGCGAGGACGGCTTCGCGAATTTTGTCGGCCGCTCAGGATGAGTAAGTCACGGTTGAAGATCGAGGACCCGCGCGACGCCCTGTCGCGCCCGGTCGATCTGAACATAGCGCTTCTCAAAAAGCACAGCCTGTACGTCAGGCAGACGAAGCCCGGCGAGCACGAAATCCGATGCCCATGGGAAGACGGGCACTCGCCTGGTGGGGCGAAATACGCGACGTACTTCGAGAAGGACTACAACGGCCACGACATGCCAGCTTTCAAGTGCCAACACAGCAACAACTGCGGGCATCGCCACCTGAACGACCTGCTCGACCTGCTCATCCCGGGTCGGACACGATCGTCGTTCCAGAAGGTCGACGACGAGGACGACGCGCAGGAATCAACGCCGCTCACGAAAAAGGCCGCAGCTATCGCACCGACACTGATCGTGACCAAGCTGAGCGACATCAAGATGAAAGACGTCGACTGGGTCTGGCACGGTCGGGTCGCCAAGAAAAAACTGGCGATCCTCGGTGGCGCCCCAGGCGAAGGCAAGAGCACCCTGACGTGCTACATGGCGGGTCGCATCACGCGAGGTCGGAGATGGCCTGTCACCAAGGAGATACCAGAGGTCGGCTCGGTCGTGGTGCTCTCATCCGAAGACGACCCAGAGGACACGCTCAAGCCACGAATGATGGCGGCCGGTGCCGACCCCGAGAAGGTCCACGTCATCGGTATGCTGCGTGTCGTCAACGGGAAGGGTGAGGTCCTCGAGCGTGGGATCGACCTGCTCAAGGACGTGGCACGCCTCGAGGAGACGATCGACGCGATTGGCGACGTCGCGCTCGTGATCATCGACCCGATCACGGCGTACATGGGCGTCGGGCAGGTCAGCCTGAACAGCCAGAGCGACGTGCGGGGCTTCCTGAAACCGATCAGCGACATGTCCTCGCGATGCAACGTCGCGGTCGTAGCTGTCGCGCACCTGAACAAGAACACGTCCGGCAGTTCGGCGCAGAACGCGATATCGGGATCCGGTGCCCAGGTCGCGGCGTCTCGAAGCGCGATGATCGTGATCCCGGACAAGGACGACAAAGGTACGAAGATCTTCGCGTCAGCGAAGATCACCAACACGAAGCCGGTCCAGTCGCTCTCCTACACGATCGAAACGTGCTGGGTCGAGTGTGACGGAAAGAAGGTCGAGACGTCGCGAATCAAATGGAGGGATGCGTTCGTCGAAATATCCGCCGACGATGCTCTCAAAGAACTGAACGATAGCCTCTCCGGCAATAGACGGCACACCAGAAACGAAGCGGCCGAGTGGCTGAGTGGTTTCCTGGCAGGAGGGAGAAAGCCATTGGCGGAGGTGCGCGATGCTGCCGCCAAGCGCGAGTACTCGAAGTCGACGCTCGACCGCGCACGTGACGAGATCGGCGTGACCACGGAACGCGATGGCTTTCAGGGCGGATCGACGTGGGGTCTGCCAAAACGGAAGAGGACCGACGAGGACGTCATATGAGTCTCGCGCGCGCGTGGGGAAAAGGAGTTGATACGAATGGGGCCCGTGCAGGCGCGAAACCGCGCTATTCCCAGGCTCCGTCCATTCGTATCAATAGCAGTGTACGAGTTGGGTCGAATGGGGCCCGGTCCATTCGTCTCAACTCGCCATTCGTATCAACTCGTTCCGGTGATTGGGTTGAATGGATAGAGCCTATATATATCGCTGTTTTATCTCTCTCTCTCTCCATTCGTATCAACTCACGATTGCTACGCGCGCGCGAGATGTTTTTTCCATTGCAAAAACGAGGGAGAACGACGATGAGCATCAAGTCACGACTGCGAACGGTCGAACGATACACCGGCAACTGGGACGTGGTGGTGGGCGAGATACGCGACGAACTGCGAGACAAGATCGTCAGCCTTCAGGACGACCTGCATCTCGCCCACAGAAGGATCAATGCACTCGAAGAGGAGATAGCTACGATGTCAAAAGCTAAAGGCCGTGTCTGGAACGATCGCGGTGCGGAGCAGATCAGGCGACAGGCCGAGATAGGCAACGCGAAGATCAGGCAAGCGCAGCGGCGAATAGCATCGTCTGCGAAGGCGAAGAACCCACCGGATGTTCTCTCATTAGATCGATGCAGACGGTGAACGACGTACGTTGTTCGATGAATAGATCGATGCATTGGGGGGGGCTCAGTTCGATTACTGAATCGCAGCGGGAAACCGCGGCCTTCCAACTCGGGATTTCTTTTTCGCTCACTTTGAGGCATTCGAATGAAAAAACGCACAGCTAAAACGCCGACTCGACCGGCTAAGAACACCGTCACGACGACGCCGCGACGTAGTCAGATTCCGACTCGCAGGCAGCGCATGGCCGAGCACCGGCGTGAGATCAGAGAGTGGATCCGCAGTGACGACTGAGGAGCTGCGAGCCCGCCTTGAGCTGGCCGGGATCGCCGTCCCACCGTCGGGAATGCTTCGCGCGGCGCAGGTCTGCGTCATCCTGGACGTGGCACCCAACACTCTGGCCGCGTGGCGTCGTCAGGGGAGGCCGCCGTCAGGCGTGCCGCTCAACGGACGCCACTACTACGACCTGCAGGCGCTGGCGGCCTTCATGAGCGGCGAGAGCTAGCGAGAGCTAGCGAGAACTGGCGAGACCTCCCGTGTTCAGTCATGCCACCGGCACCGTAGTGTTGACCGCGAGAACGGATCAAACAGGAGAACCGCATGGGATTCAGATTCGACAGGGGACCGGACATCGCCGACGAGTTTCTAAAGCTCGTGCTCGCGAGAGCCCGATCAAACGGCCACCAGTCGCACGTCGTGGCCGAGGCGAAGCGCAGCGGCTCCGAGCTGATGCAAAAGGCCGCGAACGTGCTGGACTGGCGAGAGCTCGCCGACGTGCAGCGCGATCCGGCCCGGCGCGAGCGCGTCGAGCACGTCAAGACCGCGATCGCCGGAGGCACGCTCACCGACGCGACCTGGGCCGGGCCGCTCGCGGCACTCTCCACGATGCAGGACGCGTGGTTCGCCTCGTTGCGCAACCAGTCGATGCTCGACGCACTGGTCAGCGGCGGGATGCTGCCTGCACCGGTGGGGAGAAAGTTTCCGATAACGGCAGCGGTCGGCAGCGGTTACACCGTGGCCGAGGCGCACTGGGTGCCGGTGACGAAGTTCGATTTCACCCGCGACACCGCGACGAGCCTCAAGAGTATGGGCCTGGTCGTCGTATCACAGGACATGCTCCGCTTTGGTGACCAGTTGGCCTCCAACGCGATCAACGCGCAGCTTCGAAAGGTGGTCTCGACGAGTGCCGACGCTGCGGTGATCGCCGCGCTGATCGGCGGGCTGCTCGGCCTGACGTCGACCGGCGACGCCCGCGAAGACCTGCGGCTCGCGTTCGACCTGCTGGCCCTAGGCCAGACGTCGCGCCCGATCGTCTTCGTCGCACCCGCCCTGGCGAAGCAGATGGCGCTCGACGGTCTCGCCCACGGCAGTCCGACGTTCCCGGACATGCAGGTCGTCCAGGGCGGCTCGATCGGCGGCGTCCCGGTGCTCGCCATCGACGCGCTGACCGACTACTCGACGCTGGGCGACTGCATGATCGTGTGCGACGCGACCGAACTCGCAGGCTCGGCCGGTGGCATCGACATAACCGCGAGCGGCGAATGCGACATCCAGATGGTCGACGGACCGACCGGCGCGGCGTCGATGGTGTCGATGTTCGAGACGAACAGCGTAGCCATCCGCAGCGAGCGGTGGTTCAACGTCGATCGCATACGCACGACGGCGGTCGCCTTGGTCGAAGGGTGCAACTACGTCTCAGGTAGTTCGCCATGAGCGGCCGTGCGTGGTCAACGTTCGTCCTGAAAAGCGCGGACGACAGTCAGCGAGTCCTGACCGGCATCGCCTCGACCCCATCGACAGATCGCGTCGGCGACATCGTCGAACCGATGGGCGCGTCGTTCAAGCTGCCTCTGCCTCTGCTCTGGCAGCACGACTCGTCCGCTCCCGTCGGGCAGGTCACTCACGCGACGCCGACGAAGACGGGCATACCGGTCACCATCCAACTCGCGAAGATGGACGAACCGGGAACGCTCAAGGACCGACTGGACGAGGCGTGGCAGTCGATCAAGCTCGGTCTGGTTCGAGGCCTGAGCATCGGCTTCGCGCCCGTCGAGTACTCGTACCTGGAGGACACCGGGGGAATCCACTTCACGAAGTGGAACTGGCTCGAACTCAGCGCGGTCACGATTCCCGCGAACACCGACGCGAGCATCGCCACGATCAAGCGCTACGACGAGTCGCGACGAGAAACGAAAACACCCTGGCCTTTCGCGACGATGAGTTGGGCGAAGACGACGCCTGCACAGTTCGCGGCGACGCTCTCAAACCGCATTCTTGAATCGGTCGGGGACGTACTCGTCGACGGTCTCGCCTCGCGCGATGCGAAGATACGATCGCTGCAGGCCGCGATGTCCGAGCGAAAGTACTATGGGGTCTGGTCTTCTGGCGAACGGTACAGGGAGCATAACTCCGTCACAAAGGCAGGGTCCCTCTGGATCGCGATGTCTGACACCTCGTCCGAGCCGGGGACGGACGAATCATGGCAACTGGTCTGCAAGAAGGGACGCGACGCGCGATGATCAGCGAGCGACTCGAAAAGGCGCGCAGCAACCTCGCGAAGAAGGGCAACGCCCGCGTCTACGTCGTCATCGAGATCTCGCCCACCATCATCGTCTGCCTCGTCGTGCCCAAAGGCGCAGAGCACCTCCCCGTCGCGAACCCGATGGGCTCGTCCAAAGTCGTCGACGACTCGTCGCCCGACTGGGGTAAGGTCGACCAACCGACGATGTGCACGATCGACGTCGAGGACATCGCGTACCCTGTCAAGCGGGGACTGCGCGTCGTGACATGAGCGACGTGGTCGTTTCGCTCGACGACTACCGCAGGGTCGCCGTGCAGATGACGCCATACGGGCGTCGCATCCGCCTCGACGTGCTCGGCTTCGCACGGCGTGGGGTCCCTGTCCCTGACATCGCCGAGCGGCTCGGGATCGACGAGCGCGTCGTGACCATCCTGCTGGGTCTGCGGCCAATACCGGTGCCGGTCGGGGACGACCTGCCGGCAGCCTAGCCCACAACCGGGCTCAGGAAGCGCCTCGGTTTGCCCGGTTCCTGTGGAGGATACCGGCCCAGATCCGGTTCTGGACTTTTCCCCGGCTAGATGGCAGGGGTTCTTTGACCTGGGGCATCCTGGGCGCAAGCCAACGAAAAAAAAAGGGGACCTCGTGGTCCCCCGTCTCTGAATCCGCTGTGACCGGGCCTAGTGGGCCGTCATCTCCACCACTGCGCCGGAGACGGCCGGGGCCACGACGCCGTTGGCCTTCGCCCTGACGACGACCTTCGCCGCCTTGGCGGGCTTCGCCTTCTTCGTCGCGATCGCCACCTTCGCCGTGCGGAGGATAGCGATCGCCGGGGTGCACTTGTGCGCAGCGACGAAGCCGACGTAGCCTGCCGTGGCGGTGCCCTTCGGGAACTTCGCCTTGACCGCCGCCAGGATCGCCGGGATCTCGCCAGCGCTGATGGCCCCGTCCGTCGCGCGCCGCACGAGCTCGTCGTAGATCACCGACTGCTGACTCTCGACCTTCACGACTTTCTTCCCCGCCAAGAATTTCCGGGTGCCCTTCGTCATGTCCGCGACGGCTGCATTGTTCGGGCTCGGTGCCACGGGGCCAGCCATCGCTTCCTGGCTAGAGTTGTCGACGACCGGGGCTTTCGCGGTTAGGGTCACACCGGCTTCGAGCGCGGCACCGATGCTGGTCTTTTTGGCCTTGGCGATTTTGGACTTCTTGCTCATGTTCGTCTCCTCGTTTTCCGTTCGCGGTATGCGTCCGGCATGGAGTTCACTTCACCGTGATTCGATGTTCTCGTACACGTTGGTTGAGTGAAACGATCTCGTAGATCTGAGCGCACCTGTCAGCCGACTTCGCAATCTGCGTACTCGGTACGGACTGCGGCTTTTCGTAACGCCGTCCGCGTTCTCTCGCGCGGACAGTGCCATAGGCCTGAGTCAGCACTTCGCATCGGTGCCCTGATGATCATGCGGGCCGAAAACGAAGACGACGTGGACGATCTGAGTAGCCCACACATATGCCGCTGATTCTGACTTCGCAGAGCCACAAGTTCGCAGCGATGTACATGGGCGTTTGAGAAAAAGTTTCTCCATTGTCAAGTACCGAACACCGTTGCCACACGACCGGGTTCATTGAGCAGTTGTGGAAAACGCAATCAAGGAGACGACGATGACAGCAACGGTTACTGCGCACCAACCCGTCGAGGCGCAAGACCTCGACCTGTCGCTGCTCTCGGCACTGAGCAGCGCTCTGGAACTGCTGGAGACCGGCTACCGAAGCGATGCGGCCCAGGCGCAGCGAGTCTTGGCGCGGGCTCGGACCCGGCTAGAATACGCGATGTCGGGGTGGGTGCGCCGTGGGCGCTAGGCGTTGCGCCCCCGGGGTCATCGGTGCCCGTGGGGCACCGAGCACGTAGCTTCGGGTAAGCGGCCGATACGACCCCCCGCTACCAACCAAATCAGCGACTTAGAGCCGACCCTAAGATCCCTGAGTTTGAGCCTGTGCTGTAAACGTGCCGTGCGGTGACCCCGCTATCACGCACGACTACATTGCTGCATGTCTGCAGT